CCGCTCCGCGGGGAAATCGACATACTTTTTTGCGCTCCGAACTTTTTTTGGGAAGACATCAGTGGCGCGCGCCGCCGGCATAACACCGCACGATACGGAGCTCGCTCGGGCGGCCGCTAAGAAGCAGCTCGCCGGGCGGCGGTTGACGGTGCGCGAGTCGACCGCCCTGCGCAAAGTCAGCCGTGCAAAGGAAGAGCAGGACCGTGAACGACTGTGTCGCGAGTTGCCCAAGAAACTGTACTTGCAGCTCGCCGGCATCACGGCCGCCAAGGCGGACAAACACGCCGCGGAGTTCGCCGTCCCGTGCCGCGGCCGAACGGTCGACCTGGCCGCCGTCCTGGCCTGGCTGCACGCCACGCTTCACGAGAAGGGCGAGCGTATCCTGCGCGACGACCCGCTCGACGTGGCGACCGAGAAGCTCCGCCGCGAGAAAGCGCGGCTGGCCGAGATCCAACGCCAGGAGGCCGAACGCCAGCTCCTGCCTCGCGACGAAGTGCACGCCGCGTTCAGCGAGATCGCCGGCATATTTCGTTCCGCGACCATGACGCTCGCCAAGGACTGGCCCGACGCGGCCGACACGCTCACCGAAGCGATCGACGATGCACTCAAGCACCCTTTTTTCAATACTCCTGCTGATGCTGCTGCCGAGTGATCCGGTCCGTGCCGAGGCTCGCTGGTGTTTGCGGCAGTGCCGCGCGCCGCGGGTCCGTTCGCTCTCGCAGTTCGTGCAGGATGAGATCGTCATTCCCGAAGGGCCGGCCGTCGGCCGCCGCTTCAAGTTCTACCGGCAGCCCTACGCGAAGCTCGCCTTTGAGGCGATCGACTCCGGCTTCTGGACCCGCTTCGCGTTCCCCGGCTGCGTCCAGAGCGGGAAGAGCTTTCACTTCTGGGTGATCCCGATCGTCTACCACGCCTGCGAGATCGGCGAGAACGTCGTGGTGGGCGTGCCGGACTTGCAGTTGGCGCACACCAAATGGACCGAAGAGATCGCGCCCGTTTTGCGCGCGACGCGCTACGCCTGCCTGATCCCGAGCAAGGGCCGCGGATCGAAGGGCGGCGTGTTCGACGAGCTGAAGTTGCGCAACGGAGCCACGATCAAGTTTATGAGCGGGCACGGCGGCGACGCCAAGCGGTCGTCCTTTACAAGCCGTATCGTGGTGGCGACGGAAGTCGACAAGTACGACCGCCCACCCCCCACCAGCAGGGAGCCCGATCCGATCACGCAGATGCAGGACCGGGCCGACGCCTGGGACTTCATGCTCCGCCGGACCTATCTTGAGTGCACGGTCAGTATCGAGGAGGGAAGGATCTGGCAGGAATGGCTCAAGGGCACGGCCTCGAAGATCGCCGTGCAGTGCCCGCACTGCCGGCATTGGGTCACGCCGGAGCGAGAGCACCTGGTCGGCTGGCAGGACGCCGCAACGGAGATCGCGGCCTACAAAGGGAGCTACTGGGCCTGTCCGGCCTGCGCGGAGCGCTTGCCGGAGAAGGACCGCCGCAAGCTCTTGCTCGCCGGCCGCCTCGTGCACCGCGGCCAGGAGATCGACGTCGACGGCAACGTGCACGGCGAGCCGCCCGAGACGGTCACGTTCGGCTTCCGCTGGAGCGCCTACGGCAATATGTTCTGGTCGCCCGGCGCGATCGGGATCAAGGAGTGGCAGGCGAAGCAGAGCGACGACGAAAGCGAGGACTCGAAGGAGCGCGAGCTGCGGCAGTTCTGCCACGTGATCCCGCACGAGCCGCCGGCGTTGCAGCTCGTGAAGCTCGATTCGCACAAGCTGCGGCGGCGTTTCAACTCGCACCGCCAGGGCTTCGTGCCCGCCGAGGCCGAGCACTTCACGCTCGGGATCGACATCGGCAAGTGGCTTTGCTGGTGGACGGCGATCGCCTGGGAGGCGGGCGCGACCGCGCACGTCGTCGATTACGGCACACTCACGGTGCCCAGCGACTCGATGGCGACGGAGACGGCGATTCTGACCACGCTCCGCGAGTTCCGCGACGGAACGATCGAAGAGGGCTGGATCACGGCCGGCGGGCGGGCCGTGTTGCCCGAGACCGTCTTTATCGACGCCCGCTATCAGGGCGATCAGCCCGGCAGCACGAGTGTCTTCCAGTTCTGCCGCGAGAGCGGCAACCGCTATCTGCCCTTGCTCGGCTGGGGGATCGGCAAGCGCTACCTGGGCCGCTATCGGCAGCCCGAGAAGATCAGCAAGAAGTCGCGCTTCATCGGGCAGCAGTATCACATCGACTGGGACGTCAAGCACCGCCTCTTCATCGCGCAGCTGAATGTCGACTTCTGGAAGGGCTGGCTGCAAGCACGCCTGGAGACGCCCGCGGACCAGCCCGGCGCGCTGCGGTTCTTCCAGTCGCCCGACAAGAATAAGCACGGCACGATCTGCAAGCACTACGCCAGCGAGATACCGGAGGAGGTCTTCATCCCGGGCGTCGGCAACGTGATCACGTACACGGTCAAAAGCAAAGTCAACCACTACCTCGACGCGGGCGTCTACGCCTGCGCGGGCGGCCACTTCGCCGGCGTCCGCCTGATCGACGATCCCGAGGCGCCGCCGCCGGCGCCGGTACCCGATACGCGAATCCAGACGCCCGACGGTCGGGCGTTCATCGCCAGCGATCGCTGACCCCAGGAGCCACGAGTTATGGCCAAACGTACACGAAGTAAACCGAAACTGCCGGCCGAGCAGCTCACCGCGCCCGACGCGGACGCGGAGCCGCCGATGGTATGCGACCCCGACGCCGGCCAGGCCCTTTCGGCCGGCCTGCCGGCCGCCGAGCAAGAGCCGACGGCGGACACGCAGCCGGCCGACCCGGTCGCCGTCGCGATCGAGCTGCCCTGCCTGCCGCTGACCGAGGGCCAGAGCATCTATCTGAGTCTCCAGCCGGCCAACGGCCGCGGCGCGAGCTATGTCGATCGCCATGTCGAGGCGCAGCTAAAGGACGTCCGCCAGCGGGCCGCCTTGCGGCGGCTCAGGAACGCGCTGGACCGTGTCGGCGCCCGCCTGGCCAACGGGCAGCGCGTGGCCAGCTCGGCCGACTGCGTCCGCTGGCTCCTGGAGCAGTACGCCGCGGCGATCGAACGGTCCGAAGCGTGAGTGAACGGCCGTCCACCCCCAACCCCGAAAGGAACGCCATGCCGAGGAAGAAAACCGCCGTCCAAGAGCCGGCCGAGCTGAAGAAACCTTCCGGCAGCTCGCGAAAGCGTGCCGCCGGCAAGCCGCCGGCGGAGCTGGCGTACATCGCCGAGGCCCTGCGGCCGCTGGCCGAGCCGGTCGAGAAGCTGGGCGAAGATCCGGGCAACGCGCGGACCCACGACGACGCCAACCTGGCGGCGATCGAGTACAGCCTGCGGCAGTACGGGCAGCGCAAGCCGGTCGTCGCCAATCGCCGGAGCGGGCAGCTGGAGGCCGGCCACGGCACGCTCGTCGCCGCCGGCCGGCTCGGCTGGACGCACCTGGCCGTGGTCTGGGTCGACGACGATCCGGCCACGGCCAGCGGCTTCGCGCTGGCCGACAACCGCACCGCCGAGCTGGCCGAATGGGACGAGCTGCGGCTGGCGGCCCTGCTGGGCGACGACGAGACGTCCCCCGGCCTGGAGTTCGTCGACCAGCTCGCCTGGAGCGGCTTCCTCGACGCGCAGGCCGAGAAGATCGCCGACGAGACGGCAGAATCCGACGAGGAGAACGTCGAGCCGCCGGCCCCCGATCTCTTCGAGGTCGTCGTCGACTGCCGCGACGAGGCGGACCAGAAGGACTTTTTTGAACGCATGCAGAAGGAGGGACGCAAATGCCGACTGTTGACGTTGTAGTCGACTGCCCGGTCTCGCGGACGTTTCGCGTCGAGCAGATGGCCGGCATGTTCGACGTCGCCCTGGAGGCCAAAAGCCGCGCCGCGTTTTCCGTCGAGCTGCCCGGCCTCGACGAGCAATGGCAGATCGGCGCGATCGTCGGCCCCTCCGGCTCCGGCAAATCGACGATCGCCCGCGCGCACTTCGGGCGGCGTCTCTACACGCCCGGCCGCTGGCGCAAGGGCGAGTCGATCCTTGACGGCTTCGATCCGCGGCTCTCGATCAAGACGGTCGTGCAGACGCTGACTGCGGTCGGTTTCTCCTCGCCGCCGAGCTGGGTCAAGCCCTACCAGGTGCTCTCCAACGGCGAACGGTTCCGCTGCGACCTGGCCCGGGCGCTGCTCGACAACAGCGACGACGACGTCGTCGCCTACGATGAATTCACGAGCGTCGTCGATCGCACCGTGGCGAAGATCGGCTCCGCGGCCGTCGCCAAGGCGATCCGCAAGCGGCGGATCACGCGGCGGTTTGTCGCCGTCACCTGCCATTATGACGTGCTCGACTGGCTCCAGCCCGACTGGACGCTCGACATGGCCAGCTGCCGGCTGGCAAGGGGGTGCCTTCGGCGACGCCCGCCGATCGAGCTCACCGTCGCTCCTGTCCACCGCTCCGCCTGGGTTCTCTTCCGTCGTCATCACTATCTGAACGGCAATCTGCTCGGGCACGCCAAGTGCTTCGCCGCCTTCTGGGGCGAGCGCCCGGTGGCCTTCTCCGCCTGGGTGAGGCGGAACACCCGCAAGTGCGTCCGCGGCGACATGCGCGAGCATCGCACGGTCGTCCTGCCCGACTTCCAGGGCCTCGGCATCGGCAACCGGCTCTCCGAGTTCTGCGCGTCGATCTGGGCGGGTCTCGGCGGCCGCGCGTTCGGCACCACGAGCCACCCGGCGATGATCGGCTACCGCCTCGCCTCGCCGCGCTGGCGGTGCGTCCGCCGGCCGTCGATGGTCTCCAGGACCGGCGGGAGCGGCATGTATCTCAGCTCGGCGCGCCGCCACGACGGCACGCTGCGGCCCGGCGTGATGAAGAACTTTTCCTCCTGCCGCCGGCTGACGGCCGGCTTCCAGTACAGCGGCCCGGCGATGGACCGCCCGCAGGCGGAGAACTACGCCGCCGCCCACCCCAGGGTCTTCGCCCTCAGCGAGTCGGAGCAGGCGATTCTCGCCGCCGTCAACCGCTGGCCCGGCGCGACCGCCTCGCTGCTGGCGCGGCTGCTGGGCGTCTCGACTTCCGCGATCCGTTCGGGGACGGCCCGCCTGCTGGCGCTGGATCTGATCGCCCGCGCCGGCCGCGGCGGCCAGGCCGACCCGCTCGCCTTCTACCCGGCCGAGGCGGCGAAGCCCTAGCCTCCCAAGGGCTTCCGGCCTCCGCCCGCGTCGCGTCGCGCGGCGAGGAACCTCAAGTCCTGGCCGGTCCAGGACTTGCGACGCGGAATCCGCGCCCCCGGGGGCGCACGGCCGGGCTTTTCGCGGAATTCCAAAAAAAACTTCTGTGCCTAAGTCCTTATACAAAAAGGACTTCAGAGCCTCCAGGCAGCCGTCGCTGCGGTTTTCTCCCCCCCATTCGGGCGGTCCCTTATAATAGTAGCAGTGAGGGAAACAAGACCACCCGAAAAAAGGAGAAAGCCATGGACGTCAACACACTCACCTTCGGCGTCGAGATCGAGACGCACGTCCCGCACGGCGCGCTGACCGTCGGCCGCTACCACGGCCGCACGCGGGCCGAAGGGCTGCCCGAGGGCTGGCGGACGATGTCCGACTGCTCGATCAACGCCCCCCGCGGCCGCACCGGCTGCGAGTTCGTGTCGCCCATCCTGAAGGGCAGCGAGGGGGTCCGCAACCTGATGGAAGCGGTCGCCAAGATCAACGAGCTGGGGGCGCGGGTCAACGCCTCCTGCGGCGTGCACGTCCACGTCGGCTGGACCGGGGACGCCGCCGCCCTGGCCCGCCTGATCACGCTCGTCGCCAACTTCGAGCGGGCCATCTACGCGACGACCGGGAGCACGAACCGTGAGAACGGCAACTGGTGCCGCGGCGTGCATCGCAACGGCAACGCCGCCGCCGCGATCAACAGCGCACGCTGCAACCGCTACCACGTCCTGAACCTGACCAACCTGGCCAGCGGCCGCCAGGCGACCGTCGAGTTCCGCGCGTTCTCCGGCAGCACGAACCTCGTCAAGATCCTCGGCTACGTCCGCCTCTGCCTGGGCCTGGTCGAGCGGGCCTTGAGCGTTAGCCGCAAGACCAACTGGACCGCCAAAAAGCCGGTCCCCACGAGCCCCATCGCACGCAAGGGCGAGGGCCACACCGCGCTCACGCGGCTCTTCTACCAGCTGGGATGGACCAAGGGCCGCACGAGCCACACCTACGGCGACGTCACCGCCGAAGGGGCCCCCGAGCACAAGGCGATCAAACGGGAGTTCGTCCGCCTGGCCAAGCAGTACGACGGCGAGCAGGAGGCCCTGGCCCGCTACCGCGGCGAGGACGATGCCGACGACAACCCCGACAACATCACCGACGCCATCCGCCACGCCTGGCGGCGCGGCGCCTAGTTACAAGGAGCACCCATCATGCCAATCAGAAGACACAGAGCCGACCAGCCGTGGGCCGGGGCCGAAGCCAATGACGAGGCCCGCCGACGCGCGGGCTATCCCCGTTACGGCGCGGAGGTCCTGGACGACTCGATGCGGTTCCGTCGCGAAACGGTCCGCGCCCTGCGGCGCTTCGCCCGCCGCCGCCCCTGGCGCGGCACGACGGCCGAGCAGCGGATCAAGCTGGCCGAGTTGCACGGCGACCTGTGCCGTATCTACGGCAAGCGGACGCGGCTCCGCATGCGGGTCTGGCGACTCATCAACTGGGAGTGCTATCTGCCCGCCGAGGACGTGATCGTTCTGCCGCGGCTTTCGGTGGTGAGCTACCTTCACGAGTTCGCCCACGCCCTGGGCCGCAACGAGCGCGGCGCCTGCCGCTGGTCGCTGAACCTGTTTCGCAAAGCCTTCCCCCGATCGTTCGCCCGCTGCCACTTCGAGGGCCACCTGCTGGTGGCCGACCACGGCCGCCGCGGACAACAGCAGTAGAAAGGACCCCAGCCATGTGCGGTATTTTCGGATTCGTGAAAAAGGGCGACGGGCTGCCCGACATGAACCGGCTGGCGGCGATCGCCGCGGCCACGCAGCAGCGCGGCCCCCACGCCTTCGGCTTCGCCTGGATCGACGGCCGCGGCCGCGTCCGCATGTTCAAGCAGTCGGGCCGCATCCGCGACGGGCTCGGCCTCTTGGCCATGACGGCCGACGCGCGGATGCTCGTCGGGCACTGCCGCTTCGCCACGCACGGCGACCCGGCCGACAACACGAACAATCACCCCCACCCGGCCGACGGCGGCTGGGTCGTGCACAACGGGGTCCTCCGCGACCACCGCGAGATTATCCGCGAATACGTCCTGATGCCCTCGACCGACTGCGACTCCGAAGTGATCGGGCTCTTGATCGAGGAGCTGGAAGGCTCGCTCGCCGAGCGCGTGATCGAGGCGTGCACGATCGTCGGCCCGTCGCCGCTGGCCGTGGCCGGCCTCTGGCGATCGCCGCAGCGCTTGCTGGTCGTCCGTCGCGGCAACCCCCTGTACTGGGCCGAGCGCCGCGAGGGTTTTTACTTCGGATCGACCAGCGGCGGCCTGGGCCGTCGCCCGCCCGCGTTCCCCGACCAGCGGGCGATCAGTTTTTCGTTCCGCGGTCGCCGTACCGAGCGCCGCGGATTCCCCGTCCCCGAGCCGGCCCCCACGGTCACGGCTCAAGCTGTTCTGTTCTGAGGAGACACGCCATGCTTTCCCTTTGCGACCTCTCCCATGCGTCGCGGCTGGCGCTGCTCGACCTGGTCCGCCAACTCGGCGGCCGGGTCGAGGGCTACGGCGGCGGCCGCCTCCAGTTGTCGCACAAGCCGAGCGTCGACCGGCTCGGCTGGAGCGCCCAAGCGCTCCACTTGCACCGCACGCTGCTGGCGCTCGGGCTCGAAGAGCACGAGCCCCGCTGGAGCCAGCCGGCCACGCAGCCCGGCGACCGCTACGCCAACCGCAGCGGCTACCTCTTCACGGTCGAGTACCGCCTGACGCGCGACCCGTTCCCCAGCGCGTCGACCGTTTCCCGTTAGCACAAGGAGATCTGTCATGCGAAACGCAACACACCGCCGCCGCCGCTTCCGTATCGGGCGGCTCCTGGCCACGCCCGGCGCGATGCGGGCGATCGACGAGGCCGGGCAGGACGCCGCGTTCTTTCTCGCCCGCCACGCCAAGGGCGACTGGGGCGAGGTCTGCGAGGAGGACAAGGGCCTGAACGAGGACGCCCTGGAGCACGACGCGCGGCTCCTGTCCTGTTACCGCACGCTGCGGAACGTCCGGCTCTGGATCATCACCGAGGCCGATCGCTCGGCGACCACGATCCTCTTGCCCGAGGAGTATTGAGCATGCCCCGCCGCCCGTCTCACCCCTTCGTGCGGATGACGACCGTCCGCGTGCCGCGGTGGATACGCTACGGCACGCGCCCGGGCGTCCGTTATCGCTACGGCCAGACCGACTACTGGGTCGTCCACTGCGGGCACCCCACGGCGCTCTGGCCTTACTACGGGCAAGCGCCCGACGGCCAGATGATCCTGACACCGACCGGCCGCGGCTTCCAGTATCTCAAGGATGCGAAGGCCGCGGTCGAGGCCGTCTATCGAAAGGAGAACCGATCATGAGACAGTTCCCACGCCGACGTCCCCGTCGACTCACGCACCAACAGCTCCAAGACCGCTCCGGCGGCGACGTGCGACGGGCGATCCGGCTCGCCTATCCGCCGCTCGTCTCGGACCACATCCTGGAGCAGATCGACGCCGCCGACGATCCCGCGGCGGCGGCGGAGCGGATGCGGGACTTGCTGGGCATCCATCCCCAGAACGAGCCGCCGCGCGAAACGACGGCCCGCGTGCAGCGGACACGGCGGATTCAGCGGGTTCGGGTCGAAACGCTCGGCGAGCTGATCCGCCTGATCTGCCGCTAGTCCAGCTCCAGCGGGCCGAGCGTTTCGTGGTCCAGGCAGTTGCCGTCCGCGTCGACGGCGAACGTCAACGCGACCTCGAATCGCTCGCCGCCGAGATCCCACGGCACGAGGCAGGCGTCGCACTGGTAGACGGGCATCACGACGCCGTCCAAGTCGACCTCGCCGCAGGGTTCCACGTCACGGCCGCATTTGGGACACTTCACGAGACCACCTCCACGCCCCATTCTAACGGAGACCCGCATGAAAGCCATCACGCTGCGAGCGCTTTGGGCCTGGGCCGTGGTCCACGGCCCGAAGCGCGTCGAGAATCGCAACTGGCGGACCAGCCGTCGCGGCGAGATCGCGATCCACGCCGGCGTCGATCGCGCGCACGACGACGCGGATCGCCGCTCTCTGGTCGCCGCCGGCGTCGACGTCCCCGACGACGTCCCCCGCGGGGCCGTGCTCGGCACCGTCGAACTGCTCGACGTCGTCGACTACCCGGCCGCCGGCGATCCCGATCCCTACGGGCTCCGCGACGACCCGCTGGCCACGGGGCCCGTCTGCTGGATCTTGGGCGACCCGCGGCCGCTCGCCCGGCCGGTCCCGGCCCGGGGGCTCCAGCGGTTCTGGAGCTGGGACCCCGACTGACCGGCCCAGGGCTCGCCAGGCGCCGCCTGGCGGGCCCCCTGCGGCCGCGCCGCATCATACGTGCTACGCCCCCCGGGCTCGCCAGGCGACGCCTCCCGAGCCCTGGGGCGTGATCCGCTAAAATCGCCCCCCTCCAGGGCCGATCCGAACCCGTATCGTTCGGATCGGCCCTTTTTTTTGCACTTTGGCCGGCCAGCCGGCTATCTGTGACGGACGCCTTCTCGACGTCGCCCCTCCCACCCCGCCGGCACTCGCCGTGTCCACGCTCTCCAGCGCTTCGACCGACGCCCAGGTCCTGGCTGCGTATGACGACAACGCGTCCTACGAAGAGGATGCCAGCAGCACCAAGGCGGCCGCCTTTGTGACGGCTTGCCGCTTCTTGCTCCGCCGCATGGCCAAGAAGAGCGGCGACGGCACGCTCGAAACCGAGCTCTCGCCCGACCTCATCCGCGAGGAGCTCTGCGCCGCGCAAGCCTGGCTCTCGGCCAACGGCGGCGCGTCGACCGGCGGCGTGATCCACCTCTCCTGCGAGACCTTCCGCGACTGATGCCCCGACGCCGCGATCCCAACGAACCGACCCTGGCGAGCCTCTACGGCGAGTTGCGCGCCGACTTCGCCGCCGCCAAGGCGAGCCGCTTCCGCCGCAAACGGAACGTCCCGCCCGGCGGCGCGCATGCGGATTATCACTACCGCTCGGAGGGCGACTACCTGCGGATCATGGAGACCGCCCGCGACATGGATCGCAACGACGTGATCGTCTCGCAGACGATCGACCGCGCCGTGGGCAACATCTTGCAGGACGGGCTGGCCTACGATCCGCAGACCGGCGACGCCGGCGTGAATCAGCTTTTCAAGGACCGCTGGTTGGAGTGGTGCGACGATCCCGAGCAGTGCGACCTGGCCGGCGAGCGAACCTTCTGGGAAATGGAGGACCTCGTCCTGCGGGAGAGCCTGGTCGACGGCGACATTCTGGTCCTGCCGACCGTGGAGCTCTCGCTGGAGCTCGTCGAGGGCCACCGTCTGCGGACGCCGACGAACACCACGAAGAACGTCGTGCACGGCGTCCTGCTCGACGGCAACCGCCGCCGCCAGCAGTATTGGCTGACGCGCGAAGACGTCGCGCCGATGCACCCCCTGCGGCGCGTGAACGAGGTCAAGCAGTACCCGGCCCGCGACGAGGACGGCCACAAGCAGGTCTTCCACATCTACACGGGACGCCGCGCCTCGCAGACCCGCGGGATCAGTGCCCTCGCGCCGATCTTCGACGTGCTCGGCATGTTCGAGGATCTGAACTTCGCCAAGCTCGTGCAGCAGCAAGTCGTGAGCTGTTTCGCGATCTTCCGCGAGATGGACGCGCAATCCCCGCAGCCCGCCGGCGACCGCAAACAGGGTGCGCGCGAGGAGAAGCCGCGCGACGACGGCTCGACGCAGGTTATCGAGTCGATCGCCCCGGGGATGCAGATCCGCGGCTCGGCCGGCGAAAAGCTCCGCATGGACTCGCCGTCCGTTCCGAACCCCGA